TCGCGCACGAAGTCGCCTTTCTTCATATCCTCGGAACAAAGGATATAGAATACTTCTTTCTTTTCCTGGCGGTACATGTTTGCCGTCGTGCTTTTGCCGGATCCGGCCTCGCCGACCACCCAGGTGACGTTGCGCCACGTTTGGGCGTCTTTCAATACCTCCGTGATCTCCTGGTAGGCTCCTGTCTCGACGATCTGCCAGCCGGATGTACCTATACCTCCAATCTGTGAGGCCACGTTGCGGAACATTTCGTCGCTGATATTCTCGAAACGGCCGTTCAGGATGTTGCTCACTGTTCCGGCACTGATCCCCTTCAGGCTGCCGACCGCTTTCGTCTGGCTCGGGTATTTCGAAACGTATCCCTTCAGGCCCTCCCGAACAGATTCTTTTTCTTTCAATGTTACTTCCATGATTCTTTTCTTATTTAAATTTTTATCCATTAATATCTTATAGTTTGCCGACCACTTTCCTTGTCGTCACCTCCTTGCGACCGATCTGGTCCCAGGTTACGTTACTCAGCTCTTTTGTATCCCGACCGAGCGAAACACGTATCGTGCGGTTCTTCGGATGGCTGTATTTCCCGGTACGGCGGTCGATCTGCTCCTGGGCTTCCTTTGTAAGGCCTTTCAACTTCGGGCTTACGAGGCCGTGTTGTTCGGGAGCTACGTCGTACTCGTATTCGATCTCCTTGGCTGCGACCTGGCGTTCGATGCGCTCGTTCACGATGGCCTCCTGCTGGCGGCGGATAAACAGTTTTTCTTCCTCTGTCTGCTCCTGCTGGGCACGGTGGATGCGGATCGGTGGTTTTGCCACACGCTCGAAACGCATCGCACCGCCTTTGTCTTTCCAAAGCAGGCGGACGCTCGTCATATCGTATGGGTCATACTGCACATAGAACTTCTTATAAGTATTCCGGCGGCGCCATTCCAGATCCGGCTCACCGGGGGCGGAGAATACCTCATAGGCGTACTTCCGTTTCCGGATGGTGATCTCGATACCGCTGGCCGTAAACGTCGAAGGTTCTTCGGTCACATACCAGAACATGTCGACCATGTCACGAACGCTGACCGGATCCGTCTCTTCGTTTACGCTGCTTTCGTACATCTCGATCCGGGGCTTGCCGGATGCCGGGTGTTTCATCTCATTCCATTCTTCACGGGCGGCAGCGTATATCTCATGCAGTTCCTCCAGTGTCGGAAGTGAAGCGATGTTCGCATCGATGAACTCCAGGTTCGGACGGCTCGTTTCCTTTTTGGCCGTCACATTCTGCCCGGTAAAGCCTAACCGTTTGTAAAGGACTTGCGCCTGGAACCGGTAGAAGATATTTTCGATCGTCTTCGACGCGCCGTTGTAAGGAGCCGTAGGGCGGTGGATCCGGCTGATCTTCGAGAAAAAGCCCCGGGCCGTATTTTTCTTGTGTCCTCCCTGGTTGTCGCATACCAATTCGTAAGGCTTGTGTCCGCTACGCTGGATCGCCATGCGGAAAGCGTGATACTGGGCGATATAGTCCTCATGGTCGCTGATGTAATAGCCCAGCAGGACCTCGCTGTAAGCGTCCACCACCTCGTACACGCTTGTCGTGCATTTGTTCCCTTTCTCGTCACGGTAATACAGGTTCAATTTCGTGCCGTCACCATACCATAGGGTGTCCCGGCGCTCGGGAAGGAGCGTGTGGTGCTTGCGATCGTAAAGCTGGTGCGTTTTCATCTCACCGAATACGGCATCGTGCCACAGGGGTTTGATACGCGGAGATTCGAACCAGCCTTTCAGGCCGCGTTCACTTTTGAGCGGTTTCCAACCTTTCGACGGAGCGGTTCGGTTATACTCTTCGAATATCTGTCTTACCGTGTATTTCGGCATCTGGCTGCGTCTGAGAGCGATCAGGTAACGTCCGGGTTCTTCCTCGATCTTCAGTGTGTTGCGGTTACCATATTTACCGCTGATAAGGACCTCATAACGATCCGGCTTATATTTTGAGATCAGTTCCTTCAAACGGCCTATACTGCCGGGAAGCGTATGGCCGTACTCCGTACGCAGGTCCTCGCTTTCCTGCCGGATTATCTCCCAAAAGTCTCCGGACATGCCGAGCGCATTACGGCGGGGACGGAGGCGGTTAATGTCGCCGATCAGCGTGTTCAGCACTGAGGCGTTCCAGATATATTCCGCCTTCGTCTCCTCCGGAAGCGATACATCTTCACCGTTCTTGTTGTAACGGTAATCTTCGAAAAAGGTTTCCGCTTTCTCGTCCTTGCGGACTTTGCTTCTCAATATCTCGCGTTTCATGATTTCTTCAGGCTCGCCGTATTTGGCGACATAGCGTTGTTGGTACTTGACGGGAAGGGAGGAATAAGCGTACAAGGCACGGTTGCCTTCGCCACCGCCACGATTAACGCATTGGATATTACCCCGTGAAACATTCGATTTCAGAGTTGTCGGTTTAATTACCGGATTATCTCCGGATGTCAGTTCCTTATAGGTTACGCATAATATCTTCTTGAAATATCCCATCTCCCCTCCATTTTTAATCTTCTAAACCATCTAAGGGAACTTGTTTTAACAGGCGGGCTGAGTTTGCGAAATTCGCCACGATAACGAACATTAACCCTATGCTTTCTGTTATGGCGAACAAAAGGATGAAGCTCAGCAAGAAATAAGCCACATACAAGCGCTGTCCCTTATTCAAGCCTTTCAGCCACCGGAGTTCCGGTTCAAACAGTTTTTGACATTCATTTTTCATTGCCTGTTTCCTCCTTATCATTATAACTGACTTTTATCCCTCCGCGTGCGATGGCGAGTTTACGGATCGAATGTGCCAGTCGGCTATTCATCCGGAACGCCAGCGAATGACTAACTGTCTCACGCGTGCAATTCATCAGATGGGCAATCTTATTTACGTCTCCGCGTTGTACGATTATTCTTTCCTTCATATCCTTACCTTAATTTGATTATTGAGACTTCTTCCTCGAACCAGACTTCCAGGCAGGACTGCAAGAAAGCCATGCCGTATTCATTCTCGGTTACAACCAGGAATGATGTGCTGTCTATCTGATAGGCGAAAATGTTTTCATCTACGACATCCCGGAGAAAGTCATAGATCTTACTCCATTCTCTTAAATCCACTGTTACCTTGATTGCTTTCATAATATATCTTTATATTGTTATTGTGGGATGCCGGGAGTCGAACCCGATGCCTTACCGACTTACGCTTTAAGCCATCCCTACCTGTTACTTGTTTTCCGGACTGTTACTCTACATTATTTTTGCCTTGTTCATCCAAGATAGCGCAGATATATTTCTTGTCTTCATCCCAAAGAGGCAAGCCCATTTCTATCGTCCTTTTGACAGCCTGACATTGTCCGACAAGTTTTATCGCTTCCCTATAAAGGTCTGTATCATTATGTACATGGGCTTTTCCGATCAAAATGTCAGCAAGGTTACTATTCCGTCGATACAATGTTGATTTTAATTCGTTGTTATCTTCGTCGATCATTCGAATCTGTTGGGCAATTTGTACAAGAGATTCGGGAAGTATCACTTGGTCGCCATCATAAGCAAGTGCCAATGTAAAATCTTCACAGAACCGATCCTTGTCCATACCACGGGCTGCATAATAGAGAGTTTCTATAAACTGATAATCCTCCGGGGCTACTTTCCCGTTTACCCTTTCTTCAAATTCTTTCTGTGTCATTTCTGTAATTTTTTTAGTTCTCATTGTTACCTCAAGCCTTTTTCGTAGCTTTGAGGCGTGTTCACATTGTGAATACGCTGCAAATATAAAGACAAAATTTTAACCCATAAAAGAAAATGGCTAATATTTTAACCATAAAAGAGAAAATAATGACCTTTTTGAATGAAAGGAACATCAAGAAGGTAGATTTTTTTGAAGCTACAGGTATACAACCCAGTAACTTTAAAGGGAAAAACATGTTGTCACAACCTGGAGGTGATATGTTGGTTAAAATATTAACCTTGTATCCAGATCTATCTGCTGAATGGTTGATGAGAGGAGAAGGTGATATGTTTAAAACCAATATCCCAAAAACTAATAATATAAACTGTGAACAAATTGATAAGAGTTCAAATTTTCCTCCAGAAATAACAG